AGCGCCATATCTCTCTCTTCTGATTTTTTGGTCCATGGAGGTGCGTCATGGCGAAGCACCTGCGAGCTGTCGAGCCCGGTGAGTCGGCTCCGGCGCCGATCCTGACGCTGTCCGAGGCGGTCGAGTCGGGCGACTACCTGGCGATCCTGCGGGCGCAGCGGCGCGACATCGTGAAGTCGCTGCCCGACGAGAAGGGGCCGGCGAAGGCGGCGCTGCACCGGCAGTTGTCGATGATCTCGAAGGAGATCGAGACGCTGACGGCCCGCCCTGATCCTGGTGCGGTGGTGCCGGCCTCGGTGGATGACCGCTTCGACGCGTCGGCTATCTGAGGTCGCCCGCCATCTCGTGATCCCCGAGGGGATCGTGACGACGGGTTGGCCGCAGGTCGAGGCGCAGTGTGCGGAGTGGGGCGACGAGTTCGACGAGTGGCAGCGCGGTCTCGGCAGGGTCATGTTGGGCCGGCGGGAGTCCGGGGAGTACGCGTCGACGGTTGGCGGGATCACGTTGTCGATCCCCCGGCAGGTGGCGAAGACGTTCCTCGTGGGTCGGACCGTGTTCGGTCTGTCGGCCCAGTTCCCGGGCCTGAAGGTGTTGTGGACGGCGCACCGGACGAGGACGGCGACGAACACGTTCCGATCGTTGGAGGGGTACGCGAAACGCAAGGCGGTCGCCCCTCACATCAAGCCTGGCAGGCGGGACGGGATGGGGATTCGGGCGGCGAACGGGGAGCAGGAGATCCCGTTCCGCAACGGGTCGAACATCATGTTCGGGGCCAGGGAGACCGGGTTCGGGCGTGGGTTCGACGAGGTCGACGTCATCGTGTTCGACGAGGCACAGATCCTGACGGAACGAGCGCTCGAGGACATGGTGGCGACAACGAACCAGTCCCGCCACCCGCATGGGGCCCTGCTGTTCTTCATGGGCACCCCGCCCCGGCCGATCGACCCTGGCGAGGCGTTCACAGCCCGTCGGAACGAGGCGTTGGCCGGCGAGATGGTCGACGGCGTGTACGTCGAGTGTTCGGCGGACGAGAAGTGCAACCCCGACGATCGGGCCCAGTGGGCGAAGGCGAACCCGTCGTTCCCGCACCGCACCCCGGAGCGTTCACTGCTCCGCCTGCGCAAGAACCTGCCGTCGGACGATTCCTGGATGCGCGAAGCCCTCGGAGTGTGGGACGACACTTCCACGAAATCGGCCATCCCGGCCGCCGTGTGGGCGGACCTGTTCGACATCGACACCGCCCAGCCGCATCCGTTCGCCCTTGGCGTGTCGATGTCGGCGGACAGGAAGTGGACGACGATCGGCCTGGCCGGTCACCGGTCCGACGGGCTGATCCACCTCGAGCTCCTCAAGGTGGGCCGTGGGTCGACGTGGGTGATCGAGCGGCTGCATCAGATGGAACGCAAGCCGGTCGGTACCGGCGTCCTAACGACCGGGCCGGCTGGGTCGCTGCTGCCGGACATCAAGAACGGGCGAGGCATGACCGCCACCGAGCTCGCCGCCGGGTGCGGACGGCTCCTCGACTCGCTCGGCATCCGCATCGCCGAGGACCCCGAACGCACCGTGGGCGAGGAAGCACCGCTCGCAGAACCGACGATCCGGCACTCCGGGCAGCCGGTGTTGAACCGTGCCGCCGGCGCCGTGCGATTGAAGACGCTCCCAAAGGGGGCGGTGACGTGGCTCGAGCCCGAAGGCGTGGACTGCTCGCCGATCGAGGCGGTGACGCTCGCCCTGCAGGTGTTGACCGACGGCAAGTCGACGCCACGCTCAGGGCGGGTGCAGGGGATTCGGTGAGGAGGTGACCATGCTCGACGCACGCGAGGCCATCGAGCTGGCCGGCACCCTCCGCAAGGACGCAGCCCCCGAGTGGGCGCGCCTCAACCGGTTCTCCCGCTACGCCACCGGGCGCCAGAAAGGCCCGTGGCTGCCGGACAGCGCCGAGACCGAGTACAAGGACATCGCCAAGAAGTCCGCTTCCAACTGGCTTGACCTCGTCGTTCGCTCAACCGCCCAGGGCCTCTACGTGGTGGGCTACGGGGACCGCTCCGACGAGTCTGTGACGTGGGAAGAGGGCTGGCAGCGCAACGGGATGGACGCCCGCCAGCACGCCCTGTTCCGGGCTGCGCTGGTGCACGGTTACGCCTACCTGATCGTCATGCCCTCCGATGACGGCGTGTGGTGCCGCCCCGATTCGGCGACGAACGTGTGGGCTCACTTCGACGATCCGTTCGACGACTGGGCCGAGTACGCCGTGCGCGAGGTCCGCAAGAACCATCTCGAGCTCTACGACGACGAAGGCCGCTACTCGATCATCGACGGCGAGGTGACGTTCGCCCCCCATCGGTTCGGGCGCTGCCCCGTGGTGCGGGTACAGAAGGCCATCGACCTCATCGGGCCGCCCCAGGGCGAGATCGAGCCCGTCATCCCGATTCAGGATCGGATCGTTGACGCGACGTTCAACCTGCAGATGGTGTCGAAGTACGGGGCCTTTCCGCAGCGGTGGATCGCCGGCCTCGACCCGTCCGCACCCCTCGTCGACGAGAGCGGCCTCCCGCTCCGCGACGACGACGGGAACCTGATCTACCCGAAGATCAAGGCGTACGTCGACAGCATCCTCACCGCCGTCGACCCCAACACGAAGTTCGGCCAGTTCACCGCCGCCGACCTCGCCCAGTTCGTCAACGCCCTCGAAGCGCACATCAGGCACCTCGCAGCGATCACCCAGACCCCGCCCCACTACCTGCTCGGGTCACTCGTCAACCTCTCGGCGGAGGCGTTGGCCGCCGCCGAGGCGGGGCTGCAGCGCAAGATCAAGGAGATCCGCGACGTCCTCGGGGAGGGCATCGAGCAGGCGATGCGTCTCATGGCCCACGAGCTCGGCGACGAGGTCGCGGCAGAAGACCCCACCGCCCGTGTGCGGTGGCGTGACGTCGAATCCCGGTCGTTCGCCCAGGTCGCCGACGCGCTGGTGAAGCTCGATTCCATCGGCGTCCCGAAGCGCAAGCTGTTCGAGATGCTCCCCGGCTGGACCGACGACGACGTCGAGGAAGCCGTCGCTGAGTCTAAGACCGAGCTGGGCATGGCTGCCTTCGCCGAGATCGTCACGCCAGCCCCGCAGACGGAGGCGCCGGCGGCGTGAGCGTCGCCGGCGACCTCACGATCGCCCAGAAGACCCAGCAGTCCGCCCTCATCGACGCGACCCTGACCGTGGCGGCCAGGATCTGGGCCAACCTGTTCGACGAGAAGGACCCGAATGGGTCGTGGCAGCGAATCGAACCGCTCCTCGTCGGGCTCATTCAGCAACGCCAGCCGATCTCCTCCGCCGTCGCGTCAAACTTCATCGCGGCTCTCCGCTCGGCGCTCGAGGTGCCCGGCCGCTACGTCCCGACCGTCGCACCAGCCCCGACAGCCGATGACATCGTGCCGTGGCTCCGCGCCGCCGGCCCAGCAAAGGCCATCGAGCTGCTCAACGCCGACCGCACCGGCATTGCTGCCGATGTGCTCGAGAGCATCAACGGGTCGATCACCCGTCAGGTTCTCGATGGCGGCCGTGGCACCGTGTCGCTCAACGTCGACCGAGATCCCAGGTGCCTCGGCTACGAACGTCACGCCAGCGGCTCCTGCTGCTCGTTCTGCGCCATGCTCACGGGCCGCATCTACCGATCCGCAGAGTCCGCCGGCGAAGGCCGCGACTGGCACCTCAAGTGCCGGTGCGGCGCTGTGCCGGTGTACTCCCGGGACCAGGCGCCGCCGCCGAACACGCAGCACTACGCCGACCTGTGGGCCACCTCCACGAGGGGCCTCCGAGGCGCCGACGCCCGTCTCGCCTTCCGACAGGCGATCGAGGGCCGCGAGATCACCGCCCACCCGTGAGGGGTGAGCACACCAAGTCCTCACGCGACGTGAGGCACCAAAACAAGGAGGCCGCGATGGCCGACGAAGACCAGCCCGCCGAAGACGGTGGGACCGACGACTCCCCCGCCGACGAACTCAACGAGGGCGGCAAGCGCGCCATCGACGCCGAGCGCCGCAAGGCCCGAGACGCCGAGAAGCGCGCACGGACCGCCGAGACCAAGCTCAAGGACCTCGAGGACGCCGGCAAGACGGAGACCGAGAAGCTCCGCGACGACCTCGCCGACCGTGATCGGCAGATCGCCGAGCTGCCCAAGCAGGTCCGCCAGCAGGCGGTCCGTTTCGCATCCGAAGCCGCACGACAAGGCTTCCTCGATCCCGAGGACGCGTTCGCGTTCCTCCCCGCCGACCTCGACCTCGACGACACCGACGCCGTGAAGGCCGCCCTCGAGGACCTCGCCGGCCGCAAGCCGCATCTCGTACGTCAGGCCCCCGCACCGAAGGCCACCGCCCGCCCCACGGCGACCGGCGGTGAGCACCTCGGCTCGACCCAGGCGAACGAGAGCGCCAAGGAACGGGCCGCCGCAGCCCTGCGCGCGTTCCGCTCCACCTAGCAACCCCGTCGGCCAAACGGCGGGTCAACCACAAAGGAGGCCCCAATGGCCGACATCTCCCGCGCCGAACTGTCGACGCTGATCGAGGACGCGTACTCACACGTGCTGCTCGATTCGGCACAGACGACCTCGGCCGTCCTCTCCGCGTTCACCACGGTGGACATGGGGACCAAGACATCGCACCTCCCGGTGCTCGCCACCCTCCCCGAGGCCTCCTGGGTCTCGGAGACCGACACGAAGCCCACCGCCCAGGTGACGTGGGCCGACAAGACCCTCGTCGCCGAGGAGCTCGCCGTCATCATCCCTGTCCACGAGAACGTGGTCGACGATGCGACGGTCGACGTGATCTCGCAGCTGTCCATCCAGGGCGGCGCGGCGATCGGCCGGGCCCTCGACGCCGCGGTGATCTTCGGCACCAACAAGCCGGTGTCGTGGACCTCCGACGACCTGCTCACCTCGGCGACCGACGCCAGCCAGACCTTCACGGTCGGCGCCGACGAGGACGACCTCGCAGGGTCGATCTTCCAGGCCGCCGGCGCTGTCGACGAGGCCGGCTGGGACCCCGATCGGCTCCTGGTGCCTCGCGGCATCCGGTACCGGCTCGCGAACCTGCGGTCCGACGACAACGCCCCGATCTTCCTCCCGTCGCTCTCGGCGGCCGGTGGTCAGGACGACGTCGCCGGCCTCACCCCCGCCTACGTGAGCGGTCGGGTGTGGGATCGCGACGAGGCGGAGGCGATCGTCGTCGACTCGTCCCGGGTCATCATCGGTGTCCGCCAGGACATCTCGGTCAAGTTCCTGGACCAGGCCACGGTCGGGTCGATCAACCTGGCCGAGCGCGACATGGTCGCCCTCCGGTTCAAGGCTCGCTACGCCTACGTGCTCGGCGAGAACGTGAACTCCGAGGGCACGGGCGTCAGCCCCGTCGCCGCCGTCCTTCCCGGCGGTTCCTGATGGCTCTGCCTGCACTCGCGACGATCGAGGGGCTTCAGGCGCGCGGCGCCGATGTCTGCGACGCGGCGCGGGTGCAGGCGGTCATCGACGACGTCTCAGCGCTCATCCACGCCGAGACCGGCAACCGGTGGATCGACGGGGACAGTCTGTCCGCGTCGATGCCGCCGGTGGTCACTGCGGTCGCCTACCGGGTGGCGATCCGGGCCCTCGCTCCTCGTTCGACGTCCGAGCAACTCGGCCCCTTCCAGGAGTCCGTCGAGCACTGGGGCGCAGGTGACGCGTTCCTGTCCGGGCCTGACAAGGCCGACCTGTCCGGCGCTACCGGCAACACGTCCGGTCTGTCGGTGATCCGCACCGAGGCCCCCTGGCCCACATACCGGCGCACCGGCTACTACGAGGACGCCACGTGACCGTCGCTGTCCTGGTGCCCCGCCGTTCCGATGGCGGGCACCGAGACCGGCTGTGGGCGTTCGCGAAGGCGCTGTGGCTGGACCGGCACCCGGACTGGCCGATCTACGAGGGCCAGTCCCCCGAAGGCCCGTTCAACCGGTCGGCGGCGATCAACGACGCTGCCCGGCAGGCCGGAGACTGGACGGTCGCGGTCATCATCGACAGCGACATCATCGCCCACCCCGAGGCAGTCGAAGCGATCGTGGAGGTGGCCCGACAGGGGCGGATGGCGGTCTCGCACACCCGCCGGGTGATGTTGTCGGAGCAGATGACCGAACGGGTCCTGACGGGCTTCGTCGGCTCGTGGGAGGCCCGAAACCAGAAGGTGTGGACCGACTCGTGCTCGTGCTGCATCGCCGTGTCGCGGAGCCTGTGGGACCAGATCGGCGGGTTCGACGAGGAGTACGTCGGCTGGGGGTACGAGGACTCCGCGTTCGGCGCGCTCGCCATCCACCATGCCGGCCCGATCCACT